AGCTCCTCAGGGGTGGCACCGTACATCCAGTACTCTGTAGCACGTTTCTTGTTCTTTGGGTCAACGTCAGGGATAGCCCCAACCATAAGTCCAATTTTCATATTCACCACTTTTCTTTGTCAGCTACTGCTTTGCACATTTCAACAAAGTAGTCTTGAGTGTGTTGTTGTTTTGCCATGTTTACATCTTTGTGAAGAAGTTGCACATTTTCTTTCAGGTAACCTTCAGAGGAATCAACTCTGTCGATAGATACGGTGGATGTTAGGCCTTTCTCTGGCCAACCTATGGGCCAACCTGTTAAAGCACAAACACCTTCTTGTTCTTTGTAAAGTTCTACCACAAACTCTGGGGTTAAATCCCACTGGTAGCCCCTGTTTTCCCCACCCTTACGTTTAGTTTCGTACCAAGTAATGGACATAGGACCAACTTTACCTTTAAAACTGTTGATACTATTTGAACAAGACTTACACTTCCAATCCCCACGGACTGCAGAATTGTAATGGTCAACCCTGCCGTAGTGCTGTTCTTTACCACAACCACTACAGTTTTTAGTGTAAGGCTTTGTTCTTTTTACCATTTTTCGCGGTCCGCCCAGTAAGCTGCAGACATCTTACCTTTAGCGATATTTTTACTGTGACGAGCCTTAAAACTAGCACGTTTTTTACGCATACGGTCAGACTCGCCATCTTTAGGCTTGCCTGCAGTACTAGCACCCTGCTCCCCGAAACGGATCGTCTTAACCTTGTCACCCTCTTTAGCCACAACAACATGGGACTTCTTGGGGTGGTCAGGGGTACGCTTTGGCTTGTTGAAACCTGAGACACCTGCACGTGCCAGCCTCGGGTCTTTCTTAGATTCAGCCATTATTTCTTACCCGCTTTTTTATTACGAGGGAAGGAACGATTCTTAGAAGGGGACTTTACACTTAGGTTCTTTTTGGAGTTGTCCTTAGGGTTACCATTCTTGTGGTCAACATCCTTGCCGTCACCCTTAGAAACTTTACCCGCCTTTTCAAGTTTACGTCTAGCAGTCTTACGACCATCATTCCGTGCCCTCTGCTCAGGAGTTCCTTGGTAGTTATTATACTCTTTTTTATAATCACGTGGCACGAAACCAACCCCTAACAGTTCTTCCTATTTCATTTGGACTTGGCATCAGCCACCCTACGACCAGTAATAGAACAATCCAGGAGGGTACCTCATTAACAACAACGGTCTGAACCTCAGTAGCATTAACCCTTGTAGTCTGCCCCTGAGATGTATTAACCTTTTCCGCCGTTGCTGTCTGGGTTCCAAACTCCTGCACGGTTGACATGCCAACTGTCTGGTTGTTCTGTTGGCCTAACTGGGTGTTCGCTGCTACGTTGGTCCCTCCCCCTGGAAGAAGAGAAAGTGGGGACATTCCGCATCCCGTTAGCGTTAGAGTAGACATCAAGACCAAAGGCAAGACCAACAAACGAGAAGATAGGCCAGACCAAGACTTCAACCATGCTAACATCACCTGTGAATACAACATAGCTTAATCCTAGCAGCATGACTATCGCAGTCTCTCGTTTCCATGTCTTAACTTTAGTTACCATCAGCCATCTTTTCTACTGCAGTTCTAATGGCTTTGATATTTTCATCCAGACGACCTAGGGTCACTGCCTGGGTTTGAACTACAGATTCAATACCGTTAATACGAGTATCCTGTCTCACCAACTCTCTAGAGTTATTCTGCACATTGTTATTAAGGCTGGAAATAAACCAAACCAAAGTAACAGTCTGCATGAAGATGGTAAAGACAAAAGTAATCGGAACAGATTTACTCAGGTGCCAAGGTTGATCAGCCATTATAGCCAGTCTCCTGTCTTGACAATAAACCCAGGGCAAAGCTTTGCTGCATACTCATTGTGTCCACTTACCTTCTGAATGTCTGTCAGTTCGGACAGCTCTCTCATATATTCTTTTACAGTATTAATCTGGTCTGGAGTGTAGTAATCTTCAGGCTCTCCCATTTTGGTAATAGTCTTAATTGGAATAAGACACAGACCAATAGTACCTGCATTATGACCCCGAACATGAGACCCAATGGTCCACAAGCTTCTCCCCAAACAGGTATCACCAAGAGGCCCAAAGACCCTGTGGTACCCAATATCCTTCCACCCGTTATCGACAACATGCCAACGACGAATCTCTTGGGTCATCTCATCAAGAGTCTTACCCACAGCCCAAGAACCAGGGGTAGCTGCCGTATGCAGAACAACTTCCCTGACAGGATATTTCTTGGTACCTTGAAGGATCATTCCCAATCTCTCTTTCTGTCTGGTTCGAAGACATCAGAAGCCTTAAGGTGACCCTCAAGGTACATCGCTCTCTCAACTCTGTCTAAGGAATATTTAGTCCCAGTGTCTTGAAAGATTGCTTCCCTAACATAGAAAACATCTGATCTGGGGATGTGGATACGACGAAGAGCCTTCTCTTTGCCTGATGCCAAGGCCCTGTAGAACTCGCCAAGAACATCGTCGTCGATATAGTAATTCATAGTGTTGTCCTAGTTATATCTTTACCCTCACCGATGTCAAGGTAAACCTTGTTAAGGGGACGACAAAAAATAAATTTATCCCTCCCTCTTGAAAAATCTGAACCTCCTCCTATATAATACATTATGAGATACATAGAGTACACTCTATGGGACCTTATGGTTAAGCTTTAAGCTTATTACTCTATAAAAGAGATAATAATATACTTAAGGCTACCTTAAGGTACCTTAGGGGTTCTTAAAGAACTAACACGATGAAGTACTTCAAGAGATTCATTATGGCCTGACTAACGAAGTTCATCGTTCTATCCCTTCAAGCTAGGGCTACGCCCTAATTTACCACTTATGCCCGCCCCTTGTCAAGCCCTGATGAGGGGTTTTTTTATTTTATATAAGATTTGTTCCACCTAAACCTGCCACCCAGTGGTTCACATCTCCCTAAACCTACATTATGCCTCTCAGAGGCTCTCAGAGGGCACTCAGAGGGCTTCTATAAGCTTGTGGTAGGCAAGGGTAGCCTGGAGAGCTAACGCCTGTGTAGCCCCCTCTGTAGCCTTTAAAACAGTGAGGTACCATTTAACCCCATTTTAGCCGCCTTAAAGGGACACCACCCTATAAAGGTTCTTATAGAGACCTGTCCCTTTAGTGGACATCATAGACCCCGCCCCCCAAACTGTTTACTACATTGACCCAAAAGTACAAAACACTTGTATTTTCCCCAAATCTGTCATTGGTGGTATATAACGTACGGTACACCCCCCAGTGGTCCATGCCCCCCTATGCTCTTGCCCTATAGGTCGATCATATTCCACCGGACAAGGGGCAATACATAGCGTTAACCTATTGATTTACCACGATTGTTTACAGAATAGGGAATTAGCACCTAGTTAAAATAGGGGGTTTCCAGAAGGATTAGGGGACTAGGGGGGGAAGGGGGATCGGTTATGCATACCCCTAGGTAAACCATATTCAAAAACCCCTACCCCTAAGATACGACGATACCCCTAGGTGCAGACAGTCTGGAAACATATACCCCTAATAGCATCACGGGATCATCACGGGATCATCACGGGATCATAGGGGATCATCACGGGATCATAGGGGATCATCACGGGATCATAGGGGATCATCACGGGATCATAGGGGATCATCACGGGATTTCTGCAAAGAAAACAGATACTTACTTAAAAATAAAAGAAAATGAACAAGAGGGGTTTACATAGGTTTCGTTATCTGAGATATCTATGGGCATCGAAAGACGGGACGGACACCCGCCGCGAGGTAAAAACGTCCTAGGCTGTATCGCCTACATGACCGTACCGTGCATAGGACCGTAGCACGTTAAAGGGGTTCCGAAATGCCTAATCCTAGGGCTAAGCGGTTGAGGGGTTGAATTACTCTGAGGCAGGCTGGAAAGACTAAGGGCCGACACGGTCCAGACGATACTCAGGCGAAACGATACGGCACCGGCCATAGGTCAAAGCCATGTTAAGCCTGAATGAATTGATCTGGATTAGGCCACGTTATTTGACATTGGGTTCCGGCCCTACATAAGCCCCCGCCACTAGCTTAGGCGATGATGTGATACCGTGACGGGTATAGGGGGCAGGAAACAGGGCAAGGCAAGCGCCAACCTAGTAATTCGCCACGGTATTAACGGGGGCAGGATGAACGGGGGGTGGTGGTGCAAGGTGTCGCATGACCCTAGGCAATAGCTTAGGGGGTGGCGGTATCGGGTGTCTGGAAAGCCTTGCTATCAAATATTGTAGCTTGGCAACATATTTCAAAAGTGGAATGTGTTGCTTTACTTGCAATATCGCAAGAACATTGACGGTATACGTCAAAACAAAATGGGAAAACAAAATGTCAAATTTCAACTATAACGATGCATCCGCAACATTCATTAAGGCTTTGGGCAATGGCAAGGTGGCTTTGTCCCAATTGGATGGCATCATGCAAGCCGTGGCTGGTGACCGCAATTCTGGTCATATTATGAACCTGATCGAACGGGTTGAAAAGAAAGGCGATAGTGTTGCCGCTGGTGTAATCCGCTTTGTAGCGGGGCAGGTGTTTAAAGGTGCAAAGATTACCAAAGCCAAGGGCGGTCAAAAAGTGATCAAAATCGCTGGAATTGAACCGGATCAAGCCGTGCTGGTAAGCCTTTCCAAAGCCGTTCACGATGGCCTGTCCATCCGGTCAAATAAATTGCGTTCAACCCTAATGGGTGCAAAGCCTGAAACCCCTGATTTTGATCCTAAAAAGCGCGGGGCAGGCATTGCCAAGCCTTTGTCGGTTGATGAATTGCAGGCCCTTATCGCGGCTTTGTCGGTTGAATTGAACGCCAAAAAAGCGCCTAAAATCTAATGCAGGGTCACAAGGTATTTTATCACGATATCATGGCGGGGGTTTGGGGTGTCGATAGGTTTCCCAAGCCACCCGTGATATCTGCCCCGCGTAAAGGTGGAAAGAAAATCCGTCTTATAAAAGTGTCAAAGACACGTGCATTCAAAATGTGTTTTGACCGGAAATGATATCAACCCGCTTGGCTTAACGGTCTGGCGGGTTTTCTTTTGCCCTGCCATCGGGCATCATTGTCCAT